ACAAAAACAGCAAAAAAAAACATTTGTTGGACGTGTTGGACGCCATCCAACAGTATTTTCCTAATAGTAAATTTTGCTAACTCAATAATAATCAGTAACTTTATATATGAATCCCCTCCTTTGTTGGACGGTTGGACGGTTGGAAGCAAAAATAACAAAAACTATTTCAAAAATATTTCTTAGAGGAAAAAGCTATGATTACAACGAGCATTATGATTACACCTTACCTTGCTGAATATCTGCGTGGAAAATATAATAATGGCGCAGATGAACCCATTAGAATTCCTGACAATACAGATTTGTATCACGTTATTTGGACCCTAATGGCCCGTCGTCATCAGAATCAATCTCCGGTGGACAATGGCAATCTTACTATTGTTCTCCCAGACCGACGGATAGGAAAGGACCCACAAGTCTATAATTACCTTTCTCCACGAGCTGCCAAGGTCATAGAGAATGAAGTACGCCGTATGTTCAACCGTGACCTTCACACCGCTATGGATGAGAATGACTTGAACGGTCATGAGCTTAACAACCTCGATATCGTTCATAAATTCCTGTGTTCCTATTGTATTGACAGCATTACTGAAGATGCCTTGCTAAAAAACTTCTATCGGTGGCGGGAAAACATTCGGAAAAGAAAAAGACGTCGAGAGTATAAAAAGAAGTTAAAAAGGGGATGAAAAATCACCTACCGAACTATGCATTTTGTCCCAAAATGGCGGACAAAATGTCCTATGTGTGGCGAACTTATTGAATATCAAATAAATATAATCATTATGAGAGAATTATCCATCCAACTCAATGTATATCCCATCGCCAAGATGCGTCAGGATATCTATCGTTTCATTGCCGATGAATTTACTTTTTCGCCGGTACCGGAAGATTCCGAAGCCGGCAGGTGCTACAATTGTAATAAAGAGATTACAGTCGATCTTCCACCAGCTGACGTTATCCGTGATTTTTCTTCGGGCAAGTTTGCCATTATAGAATTTCGGGATACCCGGTACCGGAAGTTCAGTATTGGGGATAATAAGATACCAGCCATCGTATCCATTTCTCCGAATCTTAACTCCGCTACGCTGAAAATTGAGTGTAAAATGCTCAAATCGCCTCTCCTGTAGCGTCCTTCACCCCCTTCTGCAAGCTGCTTATCTTCGCTGAAAAGATATGCAATGAACAGAACTTTTCTCCGACAGCTTCTTCTATCAAACACTCAACAGCTTCTCATCTCGGCAGAAGGCTTCACTTCTGCCATGATGGATGCTTTCCCTTTGATAGCAAATGACACACCCACACCATCGGCTTTCTTCTTCGATGATGATCCGCCTACATATAAAGACTTGGCAGATAAAGCCCTTGCTAAAATCCAGCAACAACTGTATGCACTTTCCGAGTTCCAAGAAGTAACCCTTACCAGTGATTTTTCTTCCAATGAACTTCCTGAAGGTAGTATCGCCTACCATCGTATCTGGGGTTTTATCACTGCTGATAGTCGTTGGTATTTCTCTTCCAAGCAATTTGAACGGGATATCCTGGATGCTGAAGCTAATCCGGCTATTTCTTGCCACTTCATTCATGCCAACTCACCAGGTGGTGAAGCCTGGTATCTTGATAGACTCAGCGAGACCATGCGTTCGTTGAATAAGCCCATCATAACCCTTGTAGAGCAATGCGATTGCTCTGCCTGTTATTACATCACTTGCCATTCCAATGTTATTGCCGCACTTACAGCCAACGAAGTAATTGGCTGTATAGGTACAATGGTCGAGACCTATGACTTTAGCGGCTATTATGAGAAGCTCGGCATTAAAATCATTAGGCAAACCGCTGATAAATCAGACCTCAAGAATAAGAAGTACAACGACATGCGTGCCGGAAAACCGGAGCAATATGTCAAAGATGTGCTAAATCCGCTCACTGAGCAGTTCCTGAACGAAGTCCGTACAAGCCGTCCGGAACTGGGTGAGCTCCCGGAAGACGATCCTGTCTTCCGGGGCGAGACCTTCGATACAACTCATGCCATCGAAAAGAAACTCATTGATGGATCCATGACCTTCTTCGAAGCCGTTGCCAGCGCTGTAGACCTTGGCCGGAACTACACCAACTTGGAAACAATCAAAAAGAACGCTCTCAACTATTTATAACTTAATTTTTTCATTCACATGAATATTAAAGAAAGAATTCAGACCGTCCTGCAGAAATTGAAGCTGCTGGACAAAGCAAAAGCCAATCAGCTGACTGACGAAGAATGGAAACAGATTGTTGACTCTTATCAGAAAGAGTATCAATCAACTCTTCAGGATGACTTAGCCGCCGACATGGCAGCTCATGCTGCTACAAATACTCCTATCACTCAAGAGCAGATGGATCAGGTACAAGGCATTTTGGATAGTATTGTTAATCCAAACCAGAATGCAACTCAAGATGGAGAAGAAAAGCCGGTAGTACAGACTACTCAAACTCCGGCAACCGGTACTGACATTGTACAACTTGCTCAAGCCGTACAAGGCTTGGTCAACACGATGCAAAATAGTGCCACTGAAGATCGTCCCATTCAGACGGTAACCGCTACTACTGCCAGTTTCACAGGTCCTGCAGATCGCACGAAGTTCTTGTTTGGTATCGAAAATTCTATGTTTTCCATGACCGATCGTTGGAACCGTATTGCTGCTAATCCGGCAGCTGCAGCTTCTTTTGGAGCTTGGGATGAAGATACAGAAGGCGCTTCTTTCCGTAAACAGGCTGTAGCTTTCTCTCGCTCGTTGCAAAAACGCTATGCCTATTTGCACGCCAATGGCATGCTCGATGCCAAGAAATTGGCTGCCGGTGAATTTGGAACTAATTACGAAGGCGTTAATACTGCCGGAGTCGGTAACCAATTTGTAGTTCTCCGTCAAGATGCCTTGATTGCTCGTGTTCTCACGAAACGTGATCTCACTCAGTATTTCCCGGTACGCTACGGCATTCAGGATCATGACCTCGTATTCAACGCTTTCTTCTCTGAAGTTTCCCAGGCCTACCAGCAAGGTGAAATATGGAAAGGTGACATGAAGCTCGAAAACGAGATGGGACATGTTGATGATGCTATGATCAAACTCAAGTTCGGTCCAATGAAGGAACTGGAGCGCATGTACATCGGTTACTTAAACAAAGAGGGTTCTGATCCGATCAAGTGGAACATGATCGAGTTCTGCATCCTTAATTCCTTAGAAACCGCCCAGGTTGAGCAAAACAAACGCCGTATGCGTGGTATCTATGTAAAACCGGAGACAGGCGTTGCAGGTAGCTATCTGAATGCTTCTACAGGTGTTATTTACACATTACTCCGCTACATTCATGAGTTTAAGATTCTTCCTCATGATGATGAAGCTTATCGTGGATATACCGATGCCGATATGTTGGATGCTGTTCAGGATTTTGTTGCCGACATCATTACTTCCTGCACGGAAGATATGGACATTGACAACCATGTTCTGTACCTGAACAAAACCCATCAGCCTTGGTGGATCAAGAACGTTCGTGCCAAATATGGTAAGGATATCGACTTTACCGGACCAGACAGTTATAAGTATGTTGTTCCTGACACGAACGTACACATCATTTGGCTTCCATATCTTGGCCAGCTTCCTCTCATGTTTATGGATGTGCCCGGAAACATTCAGTTCCTGGAATACGTACCGGGTGAAATGCTGTCTATCAAGGTTAAAGAAGACATGGAACTTGTAAAAGCCTGGTCTACTTGGAAAGAAGGTTGTTCGGCTTCATTTACCGGCCGTCGTTTCGACAGCCTGGATAAACTTAAGGCAAACAACTACGAATGGCAGCAAATCTTCATGAATAAACCTGCTGTTGACATGGAGGCTGATGCCACCGCCGTAGATGCTTCCAAAGGTTTCTGGCAAATCACTGTAGCCAATACTGCAGCCAAAGCCATTACCGATATCACTAATGCCAAAGCCGGTGTCGCTTATATCATCGAGTGTGGATCAACCGAAAATGCAACCACCATTGCCAAAGCCGGTAAGTTTGCCGATATCACTGAGGCATATACACCTACTAAGGTCGGTGACTACATTATGCTAATCTTGAACAGCAAAGGAAACTTCCTGGAACTCGAACGCCAAGTAGCCGGTGTCCGCAAGGTGAACGCTGCACTGCAGCCTAACATTCCAGGTGTAAGATAACCTTTGTTAGTCTGGTAATTAATTGTTTTTAGGTGACAGGGGCGGGTTATTGGCCCGCCCTTTTCTTTTTAACCCATCATTTTATTTAATATGAAAGCAAAGAAAATTTCAAATCCTTTTCGCAAAGGAAACCAAGCGGCTCGCAAAATGCAGCTCCGCTTCTTTCTCTCACTGATGACGTTGATTGCATTCGCCTTCGTTATCGGAATGTTTCTGGATCCTTCCTCTTCTCCCTTCTGCCTCTCAGGTTTCACCGGCACTTCATTCGCCGCCATGATGGCCATCGGTGACGTTGGAGATGTCTCCGACCGACAAACTCATGGATCGAATATAGCATATAAGGTCTATTTGATTGAAATCTCCCAAATCAACCCAGATGTAACTTTTCCGAAGCCTAATGCAAGTAGGGAAATAGGTACTTTACCTATGAAGACCGGACAATATATGAAGTATTTTGAAGCCCATGATATACCTACATATACATCAACGGGTGAAAAAGGTGATATCACCACCAGTGGAGAGAATAATTTCGTAATGATTATGGGAGGTATGCGCGACCAACTTCTCACTTTTATTGAAGAACATGCTGGTGGCAAATTTATTGTTATATTCAAAGAAGTGGGAGAGGAGCAATGGTATATTCTCGGCAATTATGATCGACCAATGGTGCTTTCTTCTTATGAGTCCAAAAATGATAAAGATGGCCGCTATGTAACTTTCACATTCAAGCGTACCAGCATAGACCAATATTACAAGTACGCTGGCGATATCATCCGTGTTCCTGCAGCCAAGCATGCTGCTGACTCAGCAACCTTGGCGATATCTCCTCAGAACAACCGGTACGAAATCCCGAACGGATCCGCAGCGACTTACGCCATCAATGCGATATCAGGTCTCACAGCCAATGATAAAGGCCGGTACATTACTCTCGAAGGTACCGGTACTGACAAAGCTGCCACTATTGCCGATGGTACAGCCTTCACTCTCGAAGATGGTGCCACCTGGACGGCCAAGGCCGGTTCCTCCATCACATTCCGAGTTATGGACCCGGCTACACTCGTAGAAGTCCAAGGAACGCGTGTTCAGACAGCTTAATCATCATTAACAGGCTAACCAACTGATAAAATTCAGTTGAGTTAGCTTGTTTCAAATCCAACAAGCTATGTATAATTTCAAAGAAAAGAAACTTCATTTTAATGCCCTCCGCAATCCGGATGCTGCAGTATATGACCTTGAACTGTTGCGACAAGTTCGTCCCTGGCTTCCTCAACTGAGAACTTATGCTCGCGATCCGAAAAGATATGCAAGTGATATCCTCTATTCTCTCCTGGATCTGACGACTCGGGAAAGCATTCGTGCCTTTCGTCGTAAAAAGTTAGATGAGCTGAAAGCTGCTACTGAAGTTCCTGGTACCGCTACTGGGAATACACCTTCAGACGAAATCACCGCTACAGATGGTGATACTTCAACTTCTGATGAGACTGCCGGTATCGATGCCGGGAATACTCCTTCAGATGAAACCACCACTACAGATAGTGATACTTCAGCCTCTGATGAGACTACCGGTACCACTGACGAAAATACTCCAGAATCAGTAAAAATAGAGGCTTTGGAACAATCCCTTGAGGAAGCCGAAGAAAGAGCAGAAGAGGCCGAGCAACGTGCCGAAGAAGCGGAAGAGGCCCAGGAAGAAGCTGAAACTCGCGCTGAAGAAGCTGAACAAGCCCTGGATATCGAGAAAAAAAAAGAGCAGCCCAAAGCAGCTCCAGCAAAGTCCAAAAGCACGAGGAGTACCCGCAAATCGACTGGGACAACCTCTTCGATCCGCAAGTCCAAATAGCCACACTCATCTACAACGATCGTGTGGTCACTTGGAAACAAATGAAGCAGCTCGACGAAAGCCTGGATAAGAAACCGGTCAAACGTGACATCATGGACATGGTGGAACTCCGGATCCGAAACTTGCAGGCTTTCGATGAGCTGCAATCGTTCAACGACACTGGGAAGTTCCTCTACATTCATCCGCTCATAACTCATCAGTCAGAGAGAGCGCAACTGACGAAGTTACTGAAGACGGATCCGCATGAGTTCCTACGCCTGCACAAGAATGTAGCGGATAACATCCGCAGATACGAATCTTACCTGAAGCGAGCCGATCGGCAGACTCGGCGCTCTCAGGACAAAGAGAACCTCCGCCGCCATCGTGAACGTGAGGCCCTATTCAAAGCAATATTGCAAGATTTTAATTCAAAAGACTAAAATGGAAAAGCTAATAGAAGTATTTAATTTGGGTGGTTTGCCAACCGCCCCGCTGGATTCATTCTTGGAGCTTCAGGAAGACTTTAAGAAGTCGGATCCTGATAAGTTATCGAAACTGCAGATGCTCATCATCACTCGTGGTTTCAAGTATGCATTCAAAGCCTGGAAGGATCCTGACGGAAAACTCTGGATCATCGATGCCCATCAACGCCGCAAAGCACTGATCGCACTTCGGAAGGCTGGTTTCACCATCCCCAATATTCCCTATGAGCCCATCTTCGCCATTGACAAAAAAGAAGCTGTCGAAGAGATTGCCGCCTACAACTCCGAATTCGCCACTAAGAACCCGGACACCCTCTTATTCAAGAAGTACAATATCGACTCCGATACCCTCCAACGCTTCAACCTCGGATACGAAGTCAAAGCCACTGACTTTGGCCAGCTCTCCCCATTGTTTCCCCAGGAGCATGAATCCGATGCAGTAAATGAAGATGAAGTCGATTTCGACATTCCTGCAGCTGAAGATACCACCGCAATTGTAGCTCAACCAGGTGATATCTGGTTACTTGGCAACCATCGCCTGATGTGTGGCGATTGTCGATCCAAATCAGATGTCTCTGCGCTGATGAACGGCCAGCATGCTGACTTATGTGTTACGGATCCGCCTTATAATGTCAACTACGAAGGCGGTACTGAAGATGAACTTACGATCCAAAACGACTCGATGGAAAATGATTTGTTTGCCACCTTCCTCAAGCAAGTGTTCTCCATCATGTTTACCATTCTCAAGCCTGGCGGCTCTTATTATATTTTCCATGCCGACAGTGAAGGGGAGAACTTCCGTGCCTCTCTCCGGAAAGCAGGTCTCAAAATAGCCCAATGCTGCATCTGGGTAAAGAATACGATGGTCATGGGACGCCAAGACTACCAATGGCAGCACGAACCTTGCCTTTATGGCTGGAAACCTGGCGCCGGCCATCAATGGAACTCCGATCGTAAACAAACCACCGTCTGGAACTTCGACAAACCACAACGCTCAAGCCTTCATCCCACCATGAAGCCTATTGCTCTCATGGCATATCCGATATCCAATTCAAGCACTCCCGGCCAGATAGTAGTTGATCTCTTCTCCGGATCCGGATCAACCCTCATGGCCTGTCAACAGATCGACCGTATCTGCCATGCGATGGAAATAGATCCACGTTATGTCACAGCAACAATTTTGCGATATCAGACAATGTTTCCGATTCAGCCAATATGTTTGGTTAGAGAAGGAAGGCAATTGAGTGTTGAAGAAACAGCAGCTGTTCTGGCTGCTAAATACAAGGCATTACAATGAGACATGCATCACTTTTTAGTGGAATAGGTGCGCCGGAACTGGCTGCTCATTGGTTGGGTTGGGAAAATGCATTTCATTGTGAAATCAACCCATTTTGTAAACAAGTACTTAATTATTGGTTCTGTAATTCAAAAAGTTATGATGATATCACAAAAACAGATTTTAGAGAATGGCAAGGAAAAATTGATGTCCTCACAGGTGGATTCCCCTGTCAACCATTCAGTGTGGCCGGACGAAGAAAAGGAGCGGAAGATAACCGTTATCTCTGGCCAGAGTTTAAACGTGCCATACGAGAAATCCGACCGCCTTGGATTATTGGTGAGAATGTTGCTGGAATCCTCTCAATGGTACAACCCGGCAAGGAGGCTGACCTGGAAGGCAAGTCTTCTTCGGGAAAAAAGGGAGATCAAGAGCGAGAGTTTGTCGTTGAAACCATCTGTAAAGATCTCGAAACAGAAGGATATACTGTCCAACCGATGGTTATTCCGGCTTGTGCCGTCGGTGCGCCCCATAGGAGAGACAGAGTCTGGTTTATTGCCAACAATAACAGCTTCCGACTACAGGTTGAGAGGTCCGAACAGCAGACAACAGGGAATAGGGGAGTATATCCGTATGAATTTGTTGCAGACTCCGACTACAATTCAACGTTGCGAGTCTCCGGAGAGCATGAAGGAAAGGGCTATAAAGAAAGGATATCGAAACGGAACGACAAACAGCCTGTTGAGTCAGTTGGTATATGGGGAACTTCTTCCTACTCCTCAAGCGGTAGACAGTTCAATTGGAGCAGTGATTGGACAGAACGATCGCTTTATCCTGACCAAGAATGGAACACCAAGGAAGGTGAACCAGAACGGATCGAACGGGAGTGTCGGACTCGCGAGACTGTTCCATTTGATGAGTACACCTACAGCAACGGATTGGAAGGGAGGTTCAACCAGGAAACAGAGTTCATTTCAGAGGACAAGTCTGCGTGGCGAGATACATGCGGATTACGGTACTGGGAAAACTTCCCAACTCAACCCCCTATTTGTGGAAGAAATGATGGGATTTCCGACTTACTGGATATTGATGCCGTTTTTAAAGGAGTCAGCTATACCCAGCGAAGAAGTGTCTACAATCGATGGCGGACCGAAGCAATAAAAGCGTATGGAAATGCCATGGTCCCTCAAGTTATATATCAGATATATAAGTTCATAAATGATATAGAAAAACATGAAAAAGGAACTAACTTCAACTTCCGACATAGATAAGGCAACCCTTATCGGTGACGAGTATGTATCTCAAGTGCGCACCTTTGGCGCACTGGGATACACTCCCCATCGCATTTGCTCTCTTCTTGGCCTCCGTGGCAAAGAGAAGATAGCTCTAACCATCCGCCTTGCCATGCCCGGTGATGTTTACAACGACGCCTACCGTAACGGATGTGCTCTTGGCGAATACAACATAGATGCCGAGCTCGCCAAGAAAGCTGAAGCTGGCGACATTGCCGCCATCGAAACACTTGAAACTCGGAAGAAAGAACGTACTGTTAAAGACCTTAGAAATCAACTCTTTGGAATATGAATAAACTCGACACCCTTGATAAGATACATCCGGACCTAATATCCACTTTCCTCACTACCGGAAAGTGTGACGGAATTGCGCCCGACGTACAAATCTTTTTGAAGCAGCTCCAATGGGCTGCCGAAATCTATGAGTACGAACGTAACATAACTCGTGCAGCCAAACAGCTACGCCAACGCATCAATGCACAACAGCAGATAAACATTGATGAACGTACCTGCAAAGCCCGTATCTATGCTGCAATAAACTACTTCAGCATTGATAACAATGTATCTATCAAAGTATGGGAGTCCAACTATGCCGACAAGTACGAAGACTTAGCCAAGCTTTGTGCTGCAGCTGAAGACTATAAAACAATGGGCAAGTGTTACTCCGCCGCTCTGGAGTGCCGTCGTCGTGCTTCCGAAATAGCTGAAGCTGATCGTGACTTGGGTATTGTTTTTCTTATCTCTCCAGAACTCAGTTCTGAAGACCTTGGATACAGTAAGGCCTCATTAAAAGAAATTGCAGCCAAGCATAACAAAGGTTTTTATCTCAATCTCATCGACAGCCTTCCTATTGAAAAAGTAGAGAAAAAACGTCTCCTTCGTGATGCTGATATCCAGGAGGCAGAATACGAAGAACTAAATGAGGAATAACATGGGAATAGAACTGTATAGCCAATCTTCAAACTCTCTCTCATCTCCAGAGACAACCTTCGATGCGACAACGAGCTTCGAATCCTACTACATGAACCAGATGCAAATCTTGGCTAATGTAATCGATCCGAATAATCTATATGCTGAAGTTGCACGCGCCGGTGGCAAGACTGAAGGTATTACCGGTCCCCGCATTATTCGTGTGGCCAATGATATGCCCGGTGAACTTTCCTTCCTGGTACATAAGACCTACGTCGCTCTCATGACTAATGTTTGGCCCAACCTACAGGCATATTTCTCCAAAGAAGTTACCGTTGGCGGAAAGGTACGCTCCATGCTTGAATACGGCATCGATTATGTAGTCGGTGAAGCCAAACTCCCTTCACACTTCCGCCGTCCCCGATATCCGATATCGTACCCCAAGCACAGCGTTGTTTTCCGTGATGGCCACCACATCCAATTAGTAAGTTCCGATCAACCGGAATCAGTCGCAGGCCGATCGGCTGTTCATGCAATCATCGAAGAAATGAAGCACAACAAGGGTGAAAAACTGAAAACCCGCTTGTTCCCTTCACTTCGTGGATCCAGTGCTGAAATCCGCCGCTCAACATATTACCAAGGTATCACCGGTGTATCTGATACCGCTCGCGTTGACTTGGGAGAGGATGATTGGTTTGAAGAATATGAGAAACACATGGACCATAAACTACTTGAAGAAATAGCTACTGTTGCTCTTCATGTAAATGCCGCTATCTATCAGAAATACAGATTAATAAATTCACAGCGTGAGACAACCAATCCTGTTACTCTTGAACGTATCCGCCTCGAAATAATCAAGCAAGACCGCATCATTGCACTTTGGAAACCACGCCTGGCCGACATGCGTCGAAATGCAACTCTTTACATTCGTGCCAGTTCTTTCTGCAACAAAGATATTCTTGGTCCTAAATTCTTCAAAACCCAGCTCGAAACCCTCGATATGGATGAGTTCCTTACTTCTATTTGTGCCATTCGTCACAAAGAAGTAATTAACAAGTTCTTTGCTAACTACAACAAGGAAAAACATCAGTTTGCCGATAGCTATATTTACGAGTCCATCCTGAAACTTGACCTCCGGGAACACTTCATCCTCACGGCTCGTTACCTGAAGTATTACAGTAAGCACGATGAGCTTCTCGTTGGCTATGATCCCGGCCACTTTTCTTCCTTGACTGTTGCCCAGGAAAAAAACTATGGTCGCCAGCTCCGGATCCTAAAAGAGTTCTATTGCTGTTATCCAGATGAACAACCGGAACTCGCCCGCCAGTTCTATGAGTTCTTTGGTCCGGACTCCATAAACAAACGCATTATTCTATATCCCGACCGTGCCGGTAACAAACGTCGTGAAGAACTGGAGCAAATCACCACTGACAGCCGCGCACTAAAGCGTGAGCTTGAAAGTTATGGCTTCGAGGTTGAACTAATGAACGAGGGCCAGTCTACAATTTACTATTGGCAACAATTCAAACTGTTGCTACTTATTTTTGGTGGCCGCAGTAATGTCCTGCCGGAAATCTTGATAGATGAAAACGAGTGCAAAAACCTTTGCAGCTCTATCATGCTGTCACCACTGAAGAAAACAGAGGGCCGCATAGAGCTTGATAAATCATCAGAAAAGAAAGTACCGTTAAAGAACCAGGCCGGACTAACAACACAGCTCCCCAGCTCCTTAATTTACCTTCTTTTTGGCCGCTATGGAAACAAAGTGCAAAGCGAATTATCATCAATGCCGGATAATTTACCCGATAACTTTGCTATATAGTAGTTCTTTTTCACCCTAAAAATGTATCAGTAAAAGTATAATAATGGGACTGTTTGACATCCGAATAATATCTAATACTTTGGGAAATAGCCCTTTGCTTTTGAAAACTTAAAACGTATTTTTCTTGCAAGGCGCATACCTGCACGCACCGCTGAGTTTTCCCTTTGCCGCTCACCCCCTCCCGAAAATTCCGAAAATATGACAAACCCCGGGTGCGTCCTTTTGGCGCACCCCGAAACCCACTACTTTCGGGCATGGAAATGACGATGACAGGTATTCAGGCGATGCAATGGGCTAAAGAGATCTCGAAGCTCCCTAATGGATGCTTCACCATTGCCTTCTTCCCATGCTCAAGGCATAGAGGGGAGGCAATACCTAATCTGACGGTTAAGGAAGGATGCAAATGGCGCACCCAACTTCCGGAGGAACGGTTTAGCATTGATAGTGATAACTTCTTTCTCTTCAGTGATGCAGATGGTGAGCCAAAGATGTGCTACCGCATACTGATCCGGTATATGGGCTTTCCACAAGATGGTTTCAAACTTCATAAAATAGATTGGCTATGAGTAAAAGCAACCTTAAAATGGTAGGCAACTACGGTTGCTATCTTGACGACGATAATGTAATATCATTTCAAATCGGTGATACGCCACTCTCGTCAGTGCTGGATCCTGATCCTATGTTTCCGGTACTTAATGATAGCAATTTTCCGGATATGCAATGGCAAAGCATCCAGGGATTCCAAGTCTGTAGTCGTGGCTTCAACAATCTGAAGTGCGAAGAGATCGCCTCAGATATCAAGAAGAATCGACTACTTCCTCGCTTGATAACCAAGCAGGTTAATATGTTGTATGGGCATGGGCTTAGCGTGTACAAGCCTACGATTGTCGATGGCAAATTGCAGAAAGAATGGGTTGATTGCCCTACTGTCACCGATTGGCTTAATAGCTGGAAGGATCGTGGTCTCGAATCGGATCATAAAGAGGTTGCCAAATCTATCATTAAGAACTACTACTATTTCCGTGATTTCTTTGTAAAATGGCGATTTACAATAGGGAAGGGTAGAGGAGTACTTCCTGTTGCCGGTCTTGAAATAATGGAAAATAAGCATTGCCGCTTGGCTACGACAAAGAAGGATGTTGCCACCGATATAGTTTATTATAAGGACTTTCGACATATAGCAGTAGGAAGATGGGGCTACGGAACTTCAACTTTCCGTATCTATCCTAAATTCAATCTGACAGAGGTTGGTAATTACAAGTTTGCAGCGATATCACACCATCGTGAAAAATCTGTTGATGAGTTCTACGGGGTGAATGAAACACATGCCGGAACGAAGTCGTATATTAAAGGTTCTAATGATACCGCCGATTATATAAACTCGTTCCTCCGTAATTCCCTGGCTGCAAAGATTCATATTATCATTCCTAACGCCTGGCTTGAGTCTAAACGAAACCAAATCTCCAAGCTCTGTGAAGAAAACAAACAACGCAAAAAAAAAGAAGAGAAACTTCTGGAATACAATGGTATTGAGATTGGCGTAGTATTCAAAGAGTCAACGCTTATCAAATATTTGCAGTCAGAACTCCGTAAAATATCCCGTTATCTTTCTGGGGCTGATAACCAGGGAAAAGCCTATGCAACTATCAGCTTTAAAAACAGCCAGGGTGAGGAAGAACGTTGGAAAATAGAAACTGTCGATTTGAAATATAAAGAATATATCGACGCCCTGATATCCTACGATAAACGTGCCGATGAAGTCTTACTCTCCAGTGTGGGCCTTGATTCTTCAATTTCGAGCGTCAGCAAAGATGGAGTTATTTCCAAATCGGGTGCTGATGCATATTACAACTATCTGATCTACATTATGTCGCTCACCTCTGAAGACGAAATTTGTACAGAACCATTTAACCAGGCTCTGCAGATAAACTTTCCCGATTTATACAGTCAGGGATATCGCCTTGGCTTCTATCGTGAAGTTCCGGCCCGCCAAGAAGAAGTATCACCCAAAGATAGACTTAATAAGCAACAGTCATGACAATATTACAAGAACTATTTCCTACCATCGCGGAGTTTCGCAAATACGCTCCGTATGCCGAAAGTAATATAACTTTCGATCAGCTCAACTCATCAGCAGTTTCAGCCAAAAAGATGATGATTATTATACTAACGAAAGATGTCTATTCTGAAATTGTGAAGGTTGATGGAGAGCTAAAGGAGGCCTTATGTATGGCTATGGCCAATTTGACAATGGCAAAGCAACTCATATTCGATATCGTTTCTAAGCGTAAGAATGATGTTGATATCTACAAGCATGAGCAAGAAACCATGCGTCGCTCATTTATTGAAAACTACTTCAATGCGATGGATACAGTAATCCAGTTGCTCGATACTGAAGATAAATTCCCTTCCTGGAAAGAAACCCGCTACAAGAAACTTCTTGATGGACTTAGAATTCAAAGTACCGAAGATTTCGATATGCTATACTCCATCGACCTCTCTTATCTCTTTTTCTTCCGGACAATACCTATTCAGAAAGAAGCTCTGGACGATGGCCTATCCGCCTACTTTGAACGAGCAGAAGGTAAAGAGGATGTATTGCGGATGCTTCATCGATGCCTGGCAAAACAAACCATTGCCATTGCACTCCGACGTTTTGATATCATTGAGTTTCCGCCTACGATCCGGAGCCTGTTCGATGATTCCAAAGCAAGTCGATCCGGAAAAGATGAGCAGGAACGCATGCTTGCTTTATCCGCCTCATTAATGGATGAAGTGAAACAAGAATTAGCCAATATCGACCTGATACTCACTTCGGATTCTTCCGGATCCGTTGATACTAACACTTCTTTTAACCGTCCTGATGACATAATATTAGTGATGCCATGCTAAATCCTACCATTGACTTTATGGCGAAAGGAGTTCAATATAGCATTCCTAATACCTGGGAAAGCCTTACTCCATATCTTTTCCGATCACTGATCCATGATATATCCTTGATGGCCCAAGGCAAACTCTCGATTGCTATGGTCCGCGTGAACTATGTGTGTCGTGTTATGGGGTGGCAACTCAAAAAAATAAAGGACTCTGATGGATTGGCTAACTTAACCTGGCTGGCTGAGCAAGTAACATTTCCATTCACAATTGTCTATCCGGATAACGATGCTGCTCTTCAGGACCTCGATTTTGAAACACGAAAGTTATGTAAGCGCATTCCTCCACACCTCCTAACAGGCATCACCATTGCCAGATATCTGAGTAAGCAGCCTTATAACCATGCTTTTGTAAACAGCAGATCCCGGCAATTCGCATCGATGACGACGAGCTGTATTCAGCCTATAATATAGATACCTCGTTCAACCGGCTCACTTGCTCTTTGACAGCTCTTCAGTTTATCGAGGCTCGCTCCCTAATCGGCGGATCACTGGATCAACTTCCACTTCTGGCCGCTATCCTTTACTATCCGGAGCAGTACTCTTCTGATGGAGCTCATGCCCTTGCACACAAGTTTGTAAATCTGCCGACGGATGAGTTGACGGCTATCGCCTTTAACTTTCAGGCATTCGTTAATTATCTATTTACCAAAACCGAATTCAAGTTACTTACAGAGGCTAAGAATACCAAAGAGTCTGCCATTTCTACCGGTGCTCTTGAGTCTCTGTATAACTTGAGTTCTGATGGTCTTGGCGACGTTTATACCGTCGAGCGAATGAATATTCTCCAATACTTGACCATTCTTCGTAAGAAACTCATTGATACCGTCCGAAGCCTTCACTCAGCTAAGATGGAAAAGATAGACATTGCGAATGAAACCGGCTTACCCATTTACATAATAAATGATATACTATGATTTTGAAATTATTAAAATACTTCGCTCAATACCCTCAGAAAGAAGGGGTGATCTCTATGTTTAGCAATGGGGCAAGCCAGTTCTCACAGTACTCCGCTCTGCTTGAGTACGTGAAAGGACTTCCGGCACCACTCATGCCAGCACTTGAGAATCTTGTTTTCGGGCAATCATACGATGATGTAAAAAGGCGTGTGAATGAAATCACGGGTAATTATCTCTTCATTGATTTTGGAGAATTCTCCTCGTCCCGGGATTCCCGAAACTCCATTTTAGACCAACAGAAGCTGGCGGCTACTATCGCCATGAAACTTACCGACTCAGCCGATATGGTCGAAGTCGCCATTGCCTCGGATATCACTTTATCCCTTCTTGCTTCTCTCCGGAAGAAACTTATCCTGGACTCTCGTGCGGAAAATTGCCCTTGGCTGGATAAAATATCCGATAATCACGATATCGTTCCTTTTGTTTCTCCGGAGTTTAAATCCATAGGCTGGACACTCATGTTCAGTTCCTCTGCAGCTGATCTTTTCGATACTAAATCGTCCTTTAGAGAATAGTAAATCCCCGATATCTTAGCAAGAAAATGAAAGCAATGAAAAAACTCACGGTACAATTAGCTGTCGCTGTCTTCCTTACAGTTTCAGGTATGGTACTTATTTTTAGTGGTTTCTGGGTTTCACCTCGAGGTGAGATACACAATTCGGTATTGGTAGCTTTTGGTGAGGTCAGCACATTCGCTGGAGCACTCTTTGGAGTTGATTACCGATACCAGGTACGAATCTTTAAGAAAAAGGAGGTAAAAGATGAAAATCCTACTTGACAATGGACATGGAGAGAATACAGCAGGTAAACGTTCACCACTTTGGCCGGATGGTAGCCAATTATTTGAATGGGCCTATACTCGTGAAATAACGAGTAGAATATTTTCAGAACTTACAAAACTCGGAATTGACTCAGAACTAATTGTTCGAGAATCCATCGATGTACCTATTCGCGAGCGAGCTCGACGCGTGAATAGTATTTGTAAGAAAGTTGGTATTCGTAATTGTTTTCTAATATCTATTCACTGTAATGCCTTCAATGGTAAAGCCCGTGGCTGGGAAGTTCACACTTATCTTGGTAAGTCCAAATCCGATGAATATGCTACTATTTTCTGGAATACGGCTCACGATATCCTGAAGGATATTACTCCAATGCGTGCAGACTTTTCCGATGATGATCCGGATTGGGACACTAACCTTGGTATCCTTCGTGAAACTTTATGTCCGGCCATTCTTACTGAAAATCTTTTCATGGATAATCAGGAAGATTGTCGGTTTCTTCTTTCTCCTGAAGGTAAAAAGGCTATTACTGAAATTCACGTACAATCCATTCTTAAGATAGTGTTATCATGAATTTTGTTCATAATATATTGATTGTGTTGTTTATCTTACTCCTGATCGTGGGCTGTCGAAGTTCGCGATCAGGAACCTCACATTCCGATGTCCAAACTACCCACCTCAAAGAAACCCGGAAAGATTCCATAGACTTCAATGCAAAGTTTGCCTGCTACCTGCATGAGCAAGAATCTAACCTCGCCGTCCGGATCGTGGAGTACTTCCCTCCGGAAACTGGTGACACTGCTTCACATGGTCCGGTCAAATCTGTAACCGATATCGATCTATCTTCCAAAAGCAAGTCCAATTCCACAATCAGTCAGAAGCAGTTTATCGCCAGTTCCGATACCACCTCGGAGCAATCTCATGAAATAGCAAAGACAGAAACGACCTATCAAGTGAAAGCCCAGTCTTGGTACGAGCCCTTCATTCCCTACCTTGTTTTAATCCTCCTGGCTACCACTATTTATTACTTCCGTCGCAAAAACTAATCACTTTTTAGCTCAAGCTAAACAAAGCTAAGTAGCTGATAATAAAGAAGATATTACTACGTTGTGTGCGTTAATAGTGTTACCTTAGCTGTACAATAATAAAGGTAAAACATTATGAACGAACAAGTTACAAACATTCTCAATCAGAACATAACGAAGACAGCGAAAATACAACAGCTCCTTCTTTTAGGTTTAACCCGCCGCCAGGTAGCCGACTTGGTAACCAACGGAAACTACGGTTTCGTGCAAAACGTTTACAAAAAAATGCTTGAGGCAGGCACTTTTAACCATCAACCTGCAGCTGCAATTCTTTCTGAAATAGACTACACTTTTAACCGCCGCTTCGGCATCGAGATTGAAGCCTATAACTGCGATAAACATCACCTCGCCTGCGAGCTTCGCGAGGCCGGAATCAACGTAGTAGTTGAGGGTTACAACCATGACACGCGCGACCATTGGAAGCTTGTAACAGACGCCAGCCTTAGCGGAAACAACACTTTCGAGTTGGTAAGCCCGATACTGCAAGGAGAGACCGGACTACAGGAGTTACAAAAGGTTTGCTGGGTACTTGAGTATTGCAATGTAAAAGTGAATAACAGCTGCGGCCTACACATCCACATGGACGCTGCAGACTTTACCATCGAGACTTGGCGCAACTTGGCAATAACCTACCGCCGCCTCGAGCCGGTAATCGACGGATTTATGCCGAGCAACCGCCGTAATAACACCTACTGCAAAACTCTTTCCGGTATATCTGAAAGTCGCATTCGGGAAGCTCAAAACATCACACAGCTACGCTCAGTCTTTGGAAACGCCCGCTACCACAAGCTGAACCTCGAAGCCTACGCCCGCCACCGCACGGTTGAATTTCGCCAGCATGGCGGTACGACCAACTTCACAAAAATGGAGAATTGGATACGCTTTGCCGCAAACATGATTACCTTTGCACAACAAGGTATGGTTAACGCAGGATGCCAACTATCAAGCATTCCTTTTTTAACCGCTGACCAAAAAATATTTTTCAAACTCAGAACTAAAAAGTTAGCATAATAATGACAACAACCTACACTTTGCAGGACGGCGGTAAAATTACCGCCACCTGCGCCGCCGATTTTGTAACCAAGTTACGCGAAAGCAGCCGCTTCGATAGTGAATGTACCGACCAGGAATACATGTACCATTTTACCGACCGATTTCACGATCAGACCGGCCATGTGATCCGAGCCGATTCCCCAGAACACTTTTTGGAGGATTTGTCTACTTATGGTTACGTAAATGTTAAATAATCAATCTAATAACATTTTTGTTATTGAATTAATTGGATGCTAATAATAAAAATGTTATTTTTGCATTGTCATTAAGACAAGAGATCTCAATGAGTAATGACAAAGAGCTAAAGGCTCGGATAAAAGAGCTGGAAGAAGACCTGCAATTTTATCTCCGCAGACATCATCAACTGTCTTCAAGAAGCAGGAACATGAAAGCGGTGGTTGAAGCAGAAATCAAACGACTCGAAGAGGAAATCAAGAGTTTGGGTGGTAAGCTGTATTGACCAGAAGGAAAACCGCCCTTGTTGGCCACAAGGGCGGGATTCCTTTCGTTGGACTTAAAACTTTGTTATATGGATAAAACTGAACGTTTTTTTGAGTTGAAAGAGCTTTGGAAAAAAAGTGATGAAGCCCATCGTGTTGAAATTGACAAAGAAATTTCGGAATTGCTGGAATCAATGGATACAAAAGATGATGAAAGGCTTTTGGAAGGCGTCAAACAAGACTTTGCAAATATCCACAATAAATTAGAGGATGTTCGGCAAGAAGTATTGCGTGATAAAATGAAAGAAGTATTGCCAGCAATATCCGTCTCATACATTGCCCGTAAATACTTTGGTAAATCCTCTTCTTGGTTTTATCAACGCCTCAATGGTAACAAAGTAAATGGCAAAGAAGCTACTTTTACTCCTAATGAATTGAGTACATTGTCTGCTGCATTAAATGATATAGGAAAGAAATTAAGCGCTATGAGTGCTGTATTGTAACAATGCATCCTAGAAAGGAGCATCGTTTTTAAAAACACCAAAATTTGAGGGTAAAGTTCGTATAAAGAACGCTGAGTATTTATTGAATACTATTATTCTCCCTCTGATTTAAAGGGCTTCTACGAGTTGGGAGCCTTTTTCTTTGTTAATTAAATACTATTCACTACATTTGCCTTTGCCAAAAATAAACCACTCCATCAACTCCTCATATCGTGTAATCCGTAAAATCGGGTTCCGGGTGGTTCCGGTTGGCACACGATATGAGGAGTTGAGATTTACTATATTATGGAAACAGATAATACTCAAGTCATTGTAAACAAACTTAATTCGTTAGAACTCAACACATATCCTAGAGAAGAAATACTATCCTCATTTCAGGGATTACGGACAATTGTTCCTACAGTTGCAGCAACGCTTGAGTGTGGACGGATTGTAGTAAGAGGAACTTCTTATAACAGTACTGACAATTTCTCCCAAATATCCAGATTTTCATATAAACCTAAACATCTTAATACTACCTATCAAAGGGCAAGTATACCTCAAAATACCATGTTTTATGGAAGTATTACTTCCAATATTCAGGAAGAACCCAATGCAAGAATGTGTGTGTTAGCTGAAATTGGAAGAACTTATAGAGAGGGAGTACCTAAAGAAACATTAATGTTTAGTTCATGGACTGTAATTAAGCCTATAAATCTAATTGCAATAATTCAAAGTGAAGATTATCCAGCTCCTTGTTTACAAGTGTTGTTACTTCAAAGACAGTATAAAAAATATTTTAGTGAATTCTCTGGACGAGATTTCATGAATTATATTGCATCACAATTTGCACGAGAAGATATTCACAATAATGAAGATTATAAATATATGATATCTGCCTGGTTCTCAAAAATTGTATGTGATGGTGATTACGATGGTGTTATATATCCAAGTGTTAGAATTGGTGGAGCGGGAATGAATGTAGCTATAAAACCGCAAGCGGCTGATGAGAAATTAAAATTCTTTGGAGCTGCAAAATGTAACGTTGTAAAGGAAGGAAAGAATATTTCGGTAATAGAACAAGAGGTTACTTTTTTTCAAGAAGATGGTACTTTAGGCTATAGACCAATAACTAATGAAGATTATAATATTAAATAAATGAAGATATTTATATTCATTTCAATGATTACTATTAACCATTGTTTATTTGCTCAAATAAAAACTATGCCGAAAACAGTGGAAGAGATAAGTTTGCCTTATGATAGTACAAGAAACTGTTTAAGTAAAAGTGAACTTGAACAATATATAGGTCAGATTTTTTATCTACCTAAAACTACGATGGAACTTGAAAAAGGTTTCTCAGGCTTTAAGAAAGATATAAAAGGGAATGTATTTAAACCTACTAATAAAACTACATTCGCAAAAACCAAATACGAAACTATTGCAGGAAGGTATTTTAATGTAATAGGTATTGAAAGAAATACAAGAGCATATAAAAACGATGTATATATACATTTAAGGGAGAGAGAAACTGGGGATGAACTTTATTATGATTATGGAAAGGACATCTTTCCTTTTATAGTTCAAGGCTATTATGAAAAAACTCGAAACGAAATGATTGGTCGTACTTTTTATTTTGATTTTGGAAAAGTACTTAAGAAATGTGTAGATTACTATATTGAAGAAGATCTCACTTATAGTGAAATATTAAAGTTTGATGATAATACAACGAGAGTTGTTGGGGATCTTCTTTTTAATGAAGATGCCATTGGTAGAACAGTGTATGAAAGTAGACAGAAAGAAAATGAAATTGAGACTAAATATGGTAAATTGCGACTGGGCATAAATGAAAGTGAATGTGAAATTATATGTGGTTCACCCATAAAGAAGAATGTATCAGAAGGTGAATGGGGTAAACATGAACAATGGGTTTATGATGACAAATTTATCTATTTGGAGAATGGAAAAGTGACTTCTATCCAATATGAAAAACAATGAAAAAGCGGAGCCTAAAAAACTCCGTTTTTTTATTGTCAATCAAAATAAAATCCCCATATTTGCAATGCCAAATCAAACGATAGTAATCTATCCCGTTGCGTCCGGTAGACGCTCAATACGAAATTGGGCTCTTTTTATGTCCATAGATTTGCTACATATATATGTTGTATGCAAATTCATATACGAAACTTACGGCTGTCTTTTCCATTTCTTGGACCTTCGGGAACACGAATCGTTTGGTTTGGCGACTTTAACGGGAAAATGACAGCCGTTCGTGTATTCGAAAACTTGTCATTAATGCCAAACCAAACGATTCGTATATGAAAACATTAGGTCAAGGCACGCCTTCCGTGCCTACATTCCGCTCAACGCAGGATTGTAACACGCTCCAAGAGCGTTATTACCGTAGTCTATGTGACTGCGAAGTTAAAACCACTTCCGACCGTTGGTACATTGCTACCATTGCCAGCATCTGCGCTACATTTATCTGTTTACCCTGCATCTTAGTTGTAGTTTATTGCTACCTTATGGCGCAAAAATCAAAGAAAGGAGGTTCCAAATGATGTTCTTCATCCATCATGTGCAAACCTATTCCAACGTCAACAAAAAGGGGCGGGAAATGTGCGAGTTTGCGAAAGCTTTCGATCGTCTGTTGATCACTGATCAATGTGCTCTGGACTCTTTGAAGTGTTCCTTTGAAGCAAAAGTCAATGAACTCAATCAGAAGTACCCCAAAACAAAAGCTATTACCTTTAGTGCCGGTGTCTTCGATTCACAAGATGGTCAGTTCAGTGTAAGGGTAGGCAACGATGACAATCAGTCTGTTTGCTTCATCTCTTACGCTTCCGTTCATGGTTATTATAGCTTTGGCGAAGGAATGCTCAAAACTCAAACTCTTGTAACTCCAGGTGTCTGCCGTATCTGCGGATGCACTGAAAATGATCCATGCTTTCATCCCGATCATGGAACCTGTTGGTGGGCCGATGAGTCTCAGACCATCTGTTCCCATTGCGCGGATCCGGAGATATCGATTGATCCTGCCACTGAGCATTGCATTAATTCGAAAGGAGGTAAGCAATGACTACCAATGAGGACAATAAACTCTATCCTATTAATATTGATGGAGCACAAATCTCTTCTTCTTCCATTGAGTCCATCAAGTTCATGCAAGATCAGAACTATGTTTGTGCTATGATATCCAATGTCAATGAAGTAATTGATATTATATTGGAAGAAACATTTCCATACGGTAAAGATGCCGATACTCAACGTCTGCATATCGTTCGCAATCTCCGTGAAATCAGTCGCCATTTATCAACCTTTAAATTAGATAACGATGAAAGATAAAGAACAAACTATCACAGATATTAGTATTCACGTTGCAGCCTTGTCTGCATCATTCAAGCCGGCGCCCGATGCCCGTCATACGACTCATTGGTTTACCACCGATGAAGTCTTCGACGCCATCCGTCGCATTGATCCAGGTGTTCAGATCACCAAGGATCAAGTTCATCAAGCCATGCACGATGCCGGCTACCGGTACCAGAACCGGCCCGGATCCGCCGGCTTAGACTTCCGCTGGATGCTCCAGGCGAAAGAAATAAAATAGAGTAAGGCCCCGGGAAACCTCCACCGTATTAGTTACACAAAAAATACCAGGTTTCCCGGGGCTACTTTTGTCCTTTCCTTATCCTTTCCCTCTTTCTACATTCGCTGGAAATAAGCAGCGAGTATGATAACAGACCAACTAATCCGCAACAAATTTATAGCTGATGTCATGTCCCAGGGCATCAATAAGATTTACGAGACACAAGAGAACGTGGTTCGTACTTATCTGAACACTCGTTCCGGAGACCTGGTAGCACACCTTCAGCGTCGGCCTTTCACCTCTCAAGGCACCGATAATAATCAAGTCTATTACATGCGCATCTTCCCGTACCTTCGGTTCCTGGATATCAACTATCGTCGTGGATCCGATCGCATCTCCCGTCACATTCGTAGCAATCTTGCACTTTACAACCGTGTAGTCTGGGGAGTACTCTATCACGAAACTTTTCCGGAGATCAAATACGGCTACACTCAGGAAATCCGAAGCTCCATCCGCCAGGAGCTGGAGCAAGCTCTTGAACAACCCTCTAATTAAATCGACATGGCTAAGAAACATCTCTCTGAAGACGAAATCAGGTACATCATATCCGGTGACAGCTCTAAACTGCAGGAAGAGCTCCATACCCTCACTAAGGATACCAAAGCCCTTAAGAAAGAGGAAAGTGAACGCCGCAAGGCTATGGTAGAGCTCGAAGCTCAAGGAAAAAAGAACTCGAAAGAGTACAAGAACCTCTCTAAGGAGTGTAGTGAATACAGTAAACGCATTTCCGAGAATAATAAGCAGATCAGTGCCCTTAACCGTAGTATGAACATCAATGATATGACTATGGGCCAACTCAAAAAGGAAGCCAAGCAACTTACTGCAGTGTTGGATGATCTTTCGGAATCAGCTAATCCAGAAGAATATGCACGCTTGAACTCCAGGCTCATTGATGTTCGCAATCGCATGGGTGAACTACGCAATGCCGGTAAGAAAGTTAATCAGGAATCTGATAAGAGTGTAGCCTTGATGTCCAAACTGAAACTTGCCGTCAAAGCCTTTATAGCAGTAAAGCTTGTTGGCTGGCTCAAATCCGCACATGACCAGGCTTACGAAACCCGCAAAGAATTTGCTAAATACGAAGCCGTTCTTCGCAATACTTTCCAGTCCCAAAAGAAAGCCAACGACGCAATGAAGATGCTCCAGCAACTTGCTGCAGACACGCCATCTTCCATGCAGGAATGGACAGAAGCCTATATTAAACTCATTAACCGAGGTCTGAAGCCCACCAGCCAGGAACTCATCAATATGGGTGACTTGGCTTCCTCCCAGGGTAAATCCGTCGATCAGCTTATCGAAGCCATTCTCGATGCAATGACTGGCGAAAACGAGCGTCTCAAAGAGTTTGGTATCAAGGCCTCCAAATCCGGAGAAACCACCAAGTACACTTTCCGTGGTGTTACTACCGAAGTTCGTAATTCAGAGGATGCCATTAAAGACTACCTGCTTTCACTTGGCCGCATTGATGGCATTGCCGGTTCTATGGCTGTACAAATGCAGGAACTTGAAGGTATCCAGTCCAACCTCGGCGATACGATGGATGCCTTCTTCAACAAAGTGGGTAAAAAGTTAGAGCCCTTTTGGAAGTGGGCAATGAAACAAGCCAATGACTTTTTCAGTGCTATGAGTGATTTACTTACATCCTATACCGAAACCTATGACATGCATTTCGACAAAATGGTACAGCTCGAAGGTACTCTTCCTGGTTTAGTTTCTCGTTACGAAGAGCTGGCCGGCAAGTCTTCACGCTCTGCCGAAGAACAAAAAGAGTTGGCCAGCGTCATTTCACAGATTCAGGCTATGGTTCCCGGTGCTGCTACAGCTTTCGATAATTACGGTAATGCCATTGCCATTTCCAGCGAAAAAATCGAAGAATTCTTAGCGAAACAACGTGCCTTGCTTAAATTCGAAAACCAAAATGCAATCAAAGAGACCACAAAACAACTTGAAGAGTATCGTAAGACCTACGAGAATCTTATTGCACAACAGGAGCAAGGTGGCGCAACTATAACTCAGACCAATGGTCAGTTTGGAGGCAGTACCTCCTATATCGACACCACCACTATGCCGCAGATTGAGGTAAATATCAAGAAGTATGGTGAGCTGATCCAGGGTGCTGAAGAAAAGCTGAAGCAATTGAACGGCCAGACGGTCGAGGATGCCATTCACTCTCAAAAACAAATGCTTGAGGCACGCCAGAACTTCAACAAAATGGAAGAAGTACAGTTGAAAGCCTGGATAAAAAACAATAAAGACACTTATAAGGAATACGCAGAAGTCGCTCAGGAAATATACAACAAACGTTTTCCTGAAGAAGATCCGGCAGCCGCAAAAAAGAAAGCGGAAAAAGCAGCTAAGGCAGCAAAAGCAGCAGCCGATAAAGCTCGGACTGCAGCTGAGAAAGAACAGCGGGATAAAGTATCTACTGAGCAAGCAGCTGTGAAATCCCTCGAAGCTCTCCGCGAAGAAGACTTGCAGAATCAGCAGAAGACGTACAACGATTCTCTGGCCGCTCTGAACTCGGCCCAGTCCACCGGCAAACTCACCAAGCAGCAGTACGAAATGATGCTGTTGGAGCTGAACAAACAGAATGCTGACGCCCGTCTCAAGATTGAGCAGTCCTACTATTCCGACGCCCAATCGATGGCACTTACTGATGCCAACACGAAGGAAGACATCGTCCGAAAGTCCAATCAGCGTGTTATCAATGCTGAAAAAGAAGCCAATGTTACCCGTGCCGCTCTGCAAACACAGTTGAATGAACTTATCAAAAGTTTTAAGGACCAATTCAAACTGACTACTGTCGATGAAGATTATGCGATGCAACTTAAGGTGCTCGAGGCATCCTATCAGGCCCGGAAGGAAATGGCCGAAAAGAATAACCTCGATACCACTGAACTTGACAAAGCTTACTATCGTGCCAAGGAACAACTCGAATCCGAATATCAGCAACGTATCCTGGCTATTCGTAATCAATATGGTCTCACAACTCAGCAGGAACGTCATAATGCAGAGTTAGAGCAATTGAAGCTCGCACGTGATCAGGCACTACTCACTGAGGAAGAGTACGAACAGGCCGTCCAGAACCTTAAGCGAGACAGCTATAAAAAACAGTTCGATTATTATGCGAACCTGTTCTCCGGAGCCATTCAGTCTTTGCAACAAGCCGAAATGGACCAGATCGACGCCAAGTACGATGCCGAAATCGAAGCTGCCAAAGGCGATGCCGATGAAGTCGAACGCCTGGAGAATGAAAAGGCTCAGAAGAAACTCGATATCCAGAAAAAGTATGCCGATGTCAACTTTGCAATCAAGGCCTCCCAGATCATTGCTGATACTGCAGTCTCTATCATGAAAGCCTATGCCGATCTTGGACCTATTGCCGGATCCATTGCAGCCGCACTCATGGGCGTCACCGGTATTGCCCAATTGGCCAGTGCCAAGGCCGAACGCGATAAGGTCAAGAATATGACTCTCTCCGGAAGTACATCTTCCGGAGCTTCCACCGGTGCCCGCGTCGCCACCGGTCGTCAGGAAGGTGGTAAAATAGATGTCCGTCGTGCCCAGGACGGCAAACTCTTTCCGGATACGGATTATGATCCGGACGCTCGTGGTTTCATAGATCATCCTACCGTTATAGTGGGAGAGGGGCCTGCCGGCCAATCAAAGGAATGGGTAGCCAGCAATGCTGCCGTCGAAAATCCCACTGTAGCACCTATCCTGGATATCCTGGATAAATCCCAGCAAGCTGGCAACATCCGCACACTCGATCTTAACCAGGCTATCCGTGCCCGCATGGCCGGTTATGCTTCCGGGGGATCAATAAGTAAGACGTCTTCAACTCCGGATCCGACACCTGCTGGCAACTCAGGCACTGCACTGCCGCCAGAACTCATGGAGAAGTTGGCTCGTTCCATCATCCATCTTGATGAGTATGGAGTACCGGCTTCAGTTGTTCTTTCCGACATCGAGCGGAAGACAGAACTTCGCAATCGTTCTCGTTCCATTGGATCCAAAAAACAAGCATCATGAAAATAGTCAATACTAAAGCTGGTCAAGCTTATCACCTCACTCCTGGTACTCAACTTGAAATCGAACGTCCTAACCTCTTTTTCAACGAATGGGGTGAACAATCCTTGCCAACTGATCTTCCAGATACGGACTTGAACCGTCAGCTTACCAACTATCCCGATTGTATGGCCAACAAGAACAAACCTTCAGCCAACATCGACTGTAGCATCCAGGATGGAGATTACTTCATGCCTTGCCGACAAGCCATTTTATCAGCAAAACGCTATGAGAAGATTTCTACTTCCTTCTACATGAATGAAGGCTCTTTTCTTGCCAGGATATCAGACGTTGCCCTAACCGATATCTTTGGCGATGAAGTTATTCCAGGAATCACTACTGTACAGCAAGGAATTGACTTCTGCTGGTCCCTTCGCGATAATTCCCATCCTGATTATGCTATTTTCCCAATAACAGTCAACTTGGACGGCGATCGTCGATATGTCAACCGCATCAACTATATGAATGCTGAAGGAACCTGTATAGCCAATAATGCAGGCCAAGGGAGCTATCGTTTTTACAATTCTTTCGAACGAAAAGAAACCGTCAATAATCGTATTATTAAGCTTGAGCCAGGTTATTACATTTCACCATTCATTCGTGCTGCATACCTGTTACGTCGTATCTTCACTTACTTCGGTTATACCTTGCTTGATCATTTTCTTACCACGAGTGAACCTTTCAGTAAGATGGTCTTCATCAATAACACCATAGACTCTTTAGTTAATGGCACTATAAGGCTTTCGCACCTGGTTCCCGATTGTATGGCCAACACCATTCTTGATGTGTATCGCAAAAAGTTTTGCTGCGAGTTCATACCTGATGAAGTCGCACGTACTGTACGAATAGAATTGTTCAACGACATCATAGATTCAAAGCCAACAGTCGATTTAACACCCTACCTTGCATCCCAACCAGAGGAATCTTTTCCCGGCTATCAACAGCTCAAACTCTCTTCAGAAACTGTTATTACAGAAGGCAATACCTACGATGCTACATACGAACTGGAGGCAAAATATCCTGAGGCCTGGTACAAAGAGGCTGATGGTAGCTATTGTCGTACAGGATATGCAGATAGTACTATTGAAGAAAGGCTTTCCGATGGTAATATACCCTATTATGCCGGCGGTCCTCTCAAGGCCTATGAAGTTAAAGTACCGGACTGTGTTTTTTGTTTATCATATCTTGCCTTTCCAGGTCTGCCAACAACCAACAGGGGCAATATGAAAAGAGGAGAAACAGCACCTTATATTGGTGATGGCCGCACACTCAATTCAACGATTGATGGTGTCCCTGTAGAAAGCTCCGTTGAAGACGCTACAGCATCAGATGATGATGTTGTAGCGAACAATCCGGATCAGAAACCGATCTTAGCTTTCGTGCAATATAGTTCTAATTATGCGATCGGGACCAATCATGATTTATTGGGTAAATGGGGATATTCCCTGTTATACAATGGCCCTATTGGAATTTTTGAGAAATTCTATCGGAAGTTCGATAACATGCTTCGGAACTCTATGCATAAGGTTTCTGCTGATCTATTGCTCCCAAACTCTCTGAAAAACTCTCTGCAGGTTCATCACAAAGTTTCTCTCCAGGGAGTTGAATTACTTTTCAATATCTTTAAATACACCATTGGTGGTAAATCGGAACCGGTTACATCCGAACTGATGACAACTTCACTCTATGAGCCATTGTCCTTAGCCAAAGCTGAATCTGAACGTATGGTCCGGAACACAGAATACAAATGGATGATTGTTTCTTCTACTACAGAAGTCAGTGAAGATGAATATGTTGCTGCCGGGTATACTATCAGTGAAGATGAAAGAAATCAGAATACAATTCCGGCCATTTATCCTTTACCACCAACCAAGGCTATTTACGATGCTGGAGGTACTTATTATCATCGTTCTTATTATATATATTATACAAGTCGAACAGGTGGAAAAGTTTATTATCGCATAGATTTATCCCTGCGTCCAGCGTTATTCTCAGAAAAGGATCCCAATGAACGTCCTTCACGCCCAACGACAACTCCTACTTGATTTGTCCTTTAATTAACCCCTCTCTATCTCTAATTTTGGCATAAAAAGAAATCAATATGACTATACTGCAGCAACCTGATGCTTTATCGCTATCTCAGAATCTAAAGGAATTCCACATCTCTTCAGATGTCCAGGTTTCCTTTATTCTGAAACAAGGTGGTGTGGAAATCTTATCTCAGCGTTACGATCCTTCCGCAGATGGACATATCACAATAAACCTGCGTGATATCGTCCATGCCCGGCTATCTTACCAGCTGATCGAATCAGGACAAGTATATGAGCAATCCTCACTTGCCTCAGATTTTACAGCCATGATTAATGACACTACATTAACCTTCCGTGTCATCCGCTCCGGTATTGACCGCCTGGCCGATTCTGCCGCCAATTTCCTCACGCAGAATTTCCTCACATGGCAGCCATCAATAAAGCCGGTTACCTATTATTCTCCGGAGTTCCTGACTTACTATGCCACAATACCTTGTGTGGCAAAGCTTCGCGCATACTTCACTGATACTTCCGGATCCGTGATATCACAAACCGACTACACAGTTGCTGAAATGGTTGCCGGCATCGCATACACTATACCTCTGCAGTATTCTGTAGTTGCCGGTTGGCTTGGCCATAAATTGCCAGCCTATTATGATATATGGGTTGAAAACCTAACCGGTCAGCGTCTCACATACATACAGCGTTATTATGCTGAAGACATGCGTACCGAACAAGAGCAGTGGATCCTCTTCGAAAATTCCCTCGGAGGTCTCGACACCTTCCGTGCCTACGGTACTACAACATTCAGCGGTGAGCATACACATAACCTGGCAGAAATTGACGAAATTTCTCAAGAGTACCGTGTCGATACCGAACGAAAGTTTCAAAAAAACACCGGCCATTTGAATCAGGATGAGCGCAAGTGGTTACTTGACTTTTTCCCCTCCCAGGCTAAGTATCTTTATGCCGGTAACTACCTGCGTCAGATTGTCGTAACAGAAAGCAATGTCAGCTACACTGACCGTGCTCTTCCTTCCAATTACACATTTACATTCAAATATGCTGATGCCCGTCCCTTATTAAACCTCCCCAGAACCGATATTCCAGCAGATGTTCTCAGCATCACTGTTCCTGAAGTCGGTTCTTTTACAGTGCCCCCTCGGCTTGCTGAATTTCCTCGCCTTCCACTTTCCGAGGGGGCACTTTTTCCAATTCAAAACCCATACTCCGAAGAATGGGGTATCACGACCGCTGAAGCTTTTGCCACTTTCGTTGGTCAACAGCTTGCAGAGTTTGCCGGATCCGGAGGTGGTATTGGCCACCAGCACCGGAATATCGACCTCTTGAACCTTCTTAGCTACGTCGCAGAATATCTGTTAGTCAACAATAAGAAGATCAAAGCCGGTTATTCTGATATAGCAGGTGATATCGAAGGTGATAAGTACATACACAAAGATCGAGTTGATCGTACCGATTATCTGCTTCAATTTGGTGAGTTTATCGACTCGCTAATTGCCGGTAAAGGAGGTGGCATATATCCTGATGGACGTGCGCAATTTAACAGCTTGGAGATTCGGGACTCATTGACAGTTTTACGCCTTATCATCAACGAAATTCATGCTATGGCCGGGGATTTCTCTTTCTCTGATTGTGGCGCCATTGAAAAGGTTGAATTGTTGGACGATGGCACTTATCAGCTTACGATGGAGAAACGAACAGATACGGATTGGACCACATTAGAGGAAAACGACGTATTATGTTCTATCGTTAACTCGCTGTTGATCGG